CGGTGATGGTCTGGCCCGCGATCTTGTCCCCGGTGATGGTCTTGCCCGCGATCTTGTCCCCGGTGATGGTCTGGCCCGCGATTGACCGGGCAAACACCGATCCATTAACAAGCAGATTGCCCGAGACGAACTGACCGATGCTCTCCCACTTCTCGGAAACGGGGTTCCACGTCCGGGTGACATTCACCGCGCCGCGGTAGAGCGTCACGATGTCGCCGATCACGTTGACTCCGGGAGTCACCGCATCGGCCGCCGTCACCGCTCCTGCCGGCAGGTCCGCATCATCGGCCAGCCCATCAAGTGCCGTCGCCACGTCGGCCGATACCTCGGCAAACCACCAGGACCCCTTGCGGCCCATCGGAAAACCCTGGGCCTGCGACAGCTCGGGCAGCAACAGATAGAGGTCATAGTCGCTGTCGGCAGGCGGCACGATATCGGCGATGGTGCCGTGGTCGAACTCCGTGTTGATCGTGGGATCAACGCCGCCGGAAAGGCTGCCTTGGTGCGGTCTTGTGTTCGCATCGGTGAAGATGAAGACGATAATATCTCCTGTCGATGCGCCGGGCAGAAGTTCGGCGGTGAAGTCGAGATCTGCATCGTTGATGGCGGTTACCAGCGCACCCGCAGTCGGCGTCGATGTTCTCGGAAAGGATGTGAAACCGGTGCCTGCGTTCACGAGCACCTGAAGATCGTTGCCGCTGACACTGACGGCGCCGAATGAATCATCTGGATCATTGTTCCGCGACACGAAGACGATGCGCTTGTTGTTCCCGGCCGTGCCTTGCCGGAACTTGACGAGCACCTTTCCGTTGACCTCGACGCTGGCGGACTTCCCTCCAAAGCCTCGGGTGACCGGGAAGGTCCATGTGCCGTCATCGTTCAGATAGCAGTCCGCCGTCATGTGGAACGCCACCTGGTCGTAATCGGTGCCTTCGGCATTGAGCCGCCGGCGCAGCGCGATCACGAGGTTGCCGGCATCGAACGTGCCGTCGCGGAAAAGTGGCTGCACGTCCAGCCCGTCGCCGTCTCGAGGCGAGAACGTCAGAGCGGTGACATCATCCCAGTCGGTGCCGCCGTCATAGGTGGCGACCCACGCGCCGCCGCTCGAGCTGACGGCCGAACTCTCGTTTCGGTTGTCGTAGAGAAGGCCATAGGCCCACGGATACCATTCGGCGCTCCGGCCGTCCTTGCCATCCTGACCCGGCGGGCCCGGTTCGTCGGACGCGCCTTCGCCATCGTCTATGGCGGTATTCAGGATTCGTGAATTTTCGCCAAGCTGATAAAGATATTGCGCCAAACTCTGAATAGCGACCGGGTCCGGTTCGCCGCTGGCGATGGCAAGCAGCGATGATGCAATGTCCGGCCGGGAGAGAGGCTGGTACTTCTCGACCATTAGTCGAAGAACACGTCGGTCTCGATGTAGGCCCCCAGCATGTCGACGCGACGATGCGCCGACGTGGTCACCCGCATGTTGCGGCCCTCGCGGACCTGCCCGAGACGGTTCACCCGAAGACGAGGCCCGCTATCCAGCCTGTACGTCTTCGCCATCCCGTCCGACGTGGAACCGCCCTTCCAGTTCACCTTGCCGTCGTCGCTCCACTCAATCGTGACAGCGTCCGTGTTCTGCCCGCCGGTGCGTTGCGGCACGTCGATCTGGAAAGACCGCATGTTGAAGCGCTGCAGGTTGGCGAAGATCCGGGGGGACACCGCCTCCCGCGCCACGGCCTGATCGTTGCCGGCCGCCATGTCCGATTCGATCAGGCCCCAGTCTAGGCGCTGATCGAAGATGTGCGCCGATCCCTCGCGCCCCACAAGCACCTGTTGGCCGTTCCACCGGATCGCGCACAGAATGTCGGTCTGCGACCTTTCATGCCACCAGGACGTGGTGAAGTCGTAGCACCATCCCTTCTTCGTGCCATCGGCATATTCCAGGGTCAGTGAATAGAAGTGATGGCCTTCCTCGGTATAGGTGAAGGCCCGAGCCAGCTTGGCGACGGACTGATTGATGTCGTATTCGATGTTTTCCGTCGAGATGCGCCGGGGCCCGCTTGGACTCAGTGCATAGACAACGCCATCCGATCCAATGAAGGTGATGAAGAACTGGTTGCGAGCGATCGAGGCCGGCGCCACGCACCCGAAGTTGAGCGTGGCGGAGTTGTCGCGGGCAAAGGCGAAGTCGGCCGCGCCGGCGTTGTACCAGGTCTCCACGGTCTCCGTTCCGATCATGTAGAGCCGCCGACTCAGCGCCCGCATGCCGACAATCTGATCCGGGTTGGCCCCCGCCTCGGCGAAGTCCAACTGGTCGAACTGCACGCTGTCGAGATTGGAATGGAAGAATACACCGTTGCGGGCGGCCAGAAGGAAGTAGCCGTCGATCCACTCCATATCGACCCAGTCCTGATCGTCCAGGTCTTCCAGGGTCGACAGATCCGGCGCCACCGGCACGGTCAGCGTGATGAACCCCGGGCCGCCGGACTTGCCGAAGTCCCACCCATAGACCTCATCCTTGGAGAACCACATGACGCGCCGGCCATCGCTGACCATGCGCCTTGCCTGATCGGTCGGGATCACGTTGTCCGGCTCGACATCGGCACTGTCCTTCCAGTTCCGATAGGTGTTGGCCGCCGGGATGGTGTAGACCGCATCGGGGCTCGCCTTGTAGGGGTCATAGTCGCCGTCGATCTGATAGGCGCCGCCGTTGGCGGGATCCACGCGAATGGCGAAGAACACCGATTGGTGCGACAGGCCGCACAGCCACTTTCCGTAGACCACGCTGTTGATCTGCAAGAGCTGGTGAACGCCGGCCGCGGCGTGACCGGCCACTGCATTGGTTCCGTTGGTCTGAATGTAGCGGCGAAGGCCCGGGGTGCTGTAGAGCATCACCGGCACCTTGGAGTCCTCGGGCGCCGCAAGCTGGATCGGGTAGAAGTTCAGCAGCCTCGAACCGTCAGCCTCGGTCTGGCGTCCCTCGACGGTGCGCTTGGCCCATTGGATGGGGCGATACGGCATGTATCATCTCCGCGATCCGTAGGCACTCAACATATCCGATTGCCTGTAGCTGTGCAGCGCCGGATCAATCCGGGCCTCGACAGGCCGCAGGTTGCGCCGGCGGATCAGCCGCTTGCCCTTCATCGCGCCGGTTCGCGTTTCGCGGGAAAGACCTTGGGACCGGCCTTCCTTCACGCCATAGGACGGCGCGATCTTGACCGCCAGGTTGAGCATGACGCCCTCCCGGTATCCCTTCGGGAGAAGGTCTGTGATGTCATCGCCGATCTCGATGTCGCCGTTGAAGTGACCCCGGCCCGCGATCTCGACGCGATCCCCGATATAGGGGAGCCTGTTGAAGTGCAGGCGGGAGAACGGATAGGTCTTGTCCCAATAGTAGAGCGTCGGCAAACCGGCATAGAAGGAGCGGTTTTCCGAGAGCACGCTATAGGACGTGGAGTTGATCGGGCGGGAGTTGTCGTCGCCGGCCAAACGATAGTTGAACGTGACGATTTGCTCGAGCGTCAGGGATGTGACGATGTCGGGGTTGTCGTCATCGTCGTCCTGAGCCGGTCCCATCGTGTAGGATGTCTGCGACGTCGTGAACGTATGGTTGACCCGCTGCATGCCCGGCACCATGAGTCCCTCGAGGCCCCATTCATCAAGCATGCCCTGAAGGCGACGAAAGGTGTCCGCGCTTTCGTCGCTGTCCAGGCTTTCCCCTGGTTCCTTGACGCCGATCTCGATCAGCGCGTCACGGATAAGTTCGGTCCAGGTGTTTGCCACGGCTCATCAGAAATCAGTGCCGTCGCCCTGGGTGCCGGTGTCTTCGGCGCCGGTGCCAGTATCGCCGGTGTCGGTCTCCTCCTGGGTGCCGTCTCCCGGAACCTCCTGCACCTGCACCTGGTGGTCGGGATCGGGCTGGCCGGCGATCCGACGGGCCTCTTCCTTGATGTCCGCCTCGCGTTCCTTGGATTCGTGGAGCTGGCGACGGAGATGCTCGATCTCGTCTTCCTTGGAGCGAAGCGACTCGTGGAGGTAGTCACGCTCCCGCTCCATCATCTGATAGTCAGGATTGGTTGTGTCGACAGGAATCGGTGAACCGATAGCCTCCAACTCGCCCCTCTGCTGGGCCGCATGGGTTCGCTGCACGGAGGCTGCGCCGCCGGGGCCCCAAATGTTGTGGCCGAACTTGGCCGGCGAGTCGAACCAGCCTTGCTCCTTCAGCATGTCGAGACTGACCTTCTCCATGTCGAAGGTACGTCCGTCAGGCGCATATTCCGGGTGATAGTAGAAGGACATTTCAGACATTGCCTTGTTCCTCTTCCTTATCGTCGTCGGTGGAAGGCACCCACCGCGCTTTGTGAACCTTTAACATGGGCTGCAGTCTCCAACGACGGCGGCAAGGCCCTCCGGCATACCGTTGCCGCCGTCGTTCGTCCGCGTCGTCAGATGGTCTTGCCGATGTAGCGGATGCCGATCTCGGGATAGATGTTCTTGACCCCGAAGAAGATGTCCGCCCTTTCGATCTCCGATGACTCGGTCACGTTGAAGTCCGCGGCGTAGCTGATCGACACGCCGGTTTCCTCGTCGGTCTCGACGCCGAAGTAGTTTGCGCTCTTGGGCCGAGCGAGGGTGACGTTCACGTACTCCAGAGCGTCCGAACAGAAGAAGATCGACTGGCGATACTCCCTGTCTGCCTGTCCGTCAGAACCACCAACAATCGTGATGGCCGCATTGTTTGCCGGAATGGCATCGACGGTCTGGAAGGCCGACATGTCGAGATTGGCGAGCGATGTGCCATCCAGATTCTCGCCCGAGGGGTTGGCGATCGTGTCGGCCGACGTGCCGGCGTTGATGTCCGGCCAGATCGGAATGGTTGCATGCCCGTCTGATGTCGAGTTCACATCGGCCGTCACCACGAAGGTCATCACCCTGCCCGTCTTGCGACGGTCGCCGCGTGGCTGCACCTGATTGACATTCGCAATCTGGATCAGCGTGCCCTTGTTCAGAACTTTGACGCTGTTCGCATCCCAGCCATCGGTGACAATGGAACTGCCCCGCTGATTGGCGCCGTCAATCAACGGCGTGCCGTGCTGCTCTGACACCTTGTATGGCGGCACATGGATGGATTCCATGATATGCCAATCCGACAGAGTGCCCTTGAACTTCTTGCGGATGTTCTGGCCGACCAGTTCTTCGTTGAAGAACACATGCTGAACGTTCGTCGCGAACGCACTGTTGCCTTGCAACTCCTTGGAGATCGCGGCGATGTCGCGTGGATCCATCAGCGCAAAACAGTTGTTCGAGCGCGGAATCGCCATCTGCGTGGCCTGTGCGGTGACATCCTGCGCATCCGCGACATTGAACTCCGTTCCCGGCGTTCCCTCGGTCATGAAGAACGTGTCGCCCAGTTCGTTGGCTCCGGCGATGTCGTACTGGTACGCCAACTCTTCCATTCCGGAATCGAGATAGCGGCGGCCGTAGTCCTCGATCCGCAGCGTCGCGTCCTCGTCGACCATCTCCAGGCCGACGTGCCAGCGCTGATCGAGCTTCAATGTCAGCGAACGGTCGATCATCGCTGACTTCGAGAGGATGCGGCCCTTGGTGGCCTTCATGAAGAACGGGCGTTTGATCGTGATCGTGTCGCCGATCTTCTTCTCAAAGTACTTCTCGTAGGTGCGGTGAGAGATCTGCGGAAGCACCAGGTGATGCTTGAGCCGATACAGACTCTCCTTTGCGATGATATCCGGAACCTCGTAGCGGTTCTCGATACCCTGGACTGAAACAGTCATCTGCAGTCACTCCGGTTAGGGCCGGAGGATCAATCAGCTTCGCCCTTGCTTCTTGGCGTCCATGTCCCGGCGAAGGTTCTCGTACTCCCCGAAATCCTTGGCCTTCATAAGCGCCTTTGACGAATCAGACGGACCCCGACCTCGTAGTTGGCTCACAACGGTCTTGCCGCTGCGATTGTCCTGACGTCGGGTGTTCTGCGGAGTTTCGCCGCCGCCCGTCGCCAGATCTGCGAGCATTCGAGCGCGTTTCGATTCCGGGGCGCGGAAGATCCTTCTGGCAAGGCGGGGCTTCTCGACGATGGCCTTGATGGCCGCCGCCGCATTCTCGTTGTCGGCAAACCATTCGAGCATGTCCAGTTGAACCGGAACCTGGCCGTTGATGACCAGCTCGAAAAAGTCGTCAGCAATATCATCGTCGTAATCGGCGCTCTCGCCCGCCTCTTCAAGGCTGTCGCGGAGATCCGAGAACAGATCGTTGATGTATGCCTGCTCCTGGTCGACCTGCTGTTGCTGCTGGCCGCCATCGTCGGTCGTGTCCTGGCGCTGTTGCTGCTGCTGTTGCGCCCGTTCCTGCCGAGTCTGGCGTTGCTGTTGCTGCTGGCCGCCATCGTCCTTGTGCTTTCCACCACGCAAGGGGATGCGCTGTTCCCAGCGGTCGACATCATCGAGATACGCGGCCAAGCCCTCCTGATCATCCGCGCCCGACATGTAGTCGGCCTCTTCGGGATAATCGTAGCGCTCGTTGTACTCATCGGCCGGAAGCGGCTGATCGTCCGTTTCCTGCCTTTGGGTGCCGCGAGTTTCAGTGCCCCGCGTGCCGTCGGTATCGTCCCTGCCCCGGTTTGCCTGAAGTTCCTCGAACTTCCGCTGCCATTCCGCCTCACGGCGGCGGGCCGCGTCGGCCTCCTGTCGGGCGAGTTCCTTGCTCCGTTTCGCACGCTCTACGCGCTTCTTCGCCCAGTCGGGCAAGTCATGCGCATCATCCGCAGCCTTGTTACCGGCGCCTGCGTCTCCGTCGTCATCCTCGTTTCCCGGCGAGGAACCCGTAGTGTCGACACCGTCTGCCGTGGTGTCATCCGTGGTCTCGCCATCATCGTCCGATGGCGTGTCGTTGCCCGAGCGAAGCGCCTCATAGTCTTTGAAGGACGCTCCCACCATGTCCCCGATCGTCGGCTTGACGCCTTCGGAGCCTTCGGTGTTTTGAGCCGTTTCGTCGGTCATGGAGAATCCGTAACAGAAATCACGAGCGGTTTGCAACCTCCTGCGCGATCATTCTCTTGACCTCGGCTTGTGTGAGAGGCTGTTCCTCACCCTCGCCGCCCGCCTTGGCGGCCTCTTCGGACTGTTGCCGGACAGCGCGGGCCTGCTCCGTGCCAAGGCGCACGCCATCCTGCATCGCCCGCAGCCTGGCCTCTTCGACGCCCAGTTTGGCCTTCTCGACATCGGCTTGCGCCTTGACCATCTCGGCCTGCGCCTTGGCCTGATCCGCCTGCGCCTGCATTTGCTGGATCTGTTCCGCCGGCGTCGGCGGGGGAGGCCCGCCGCGTTCCTCCTGTTCTTCCGGCGACAGCAGGTGGTAGGGCACCAGCGCCTTCATGCGCTTGGCGATCACACGCGCCTTCGGGAAGTCCATGTTCTCCACCACGAGATCGCGGAAGGAAGCAAAGCCCTCGGGGTCCGAACGGCCCCACTCGATCATCATCCGCACGAACTCTTCGCGCTGCGTGCGGCTGGCCGGCCCGACATCGACGCGACACGAGTAGCGGGCGTGATCAAGCGAGAAGACCTTGATTTCCTTGCCGGTGTCCTTGTCGACCACGACCTTGTTGAGGTCGATGAACACTTCCGTGTCGTCTTCCAGGACTATGCGCCTGGCGTAGTCAGTCGTGTAAACCCGGGGGATCATGTCGGTCAGAATCTCGCCTACCCGGGTGATCGCCTTCGCGGTGTTGTCGAGGAAATCATAGGTCCCCAGTTCGCCGCGCTCCTGCCTGTTCTCGAGCGCACGGCCGGACACTTCATTGGTGCGCACACCGATCGAGGCGTCATGCAGGCCGACCGTGTCCTGAAGGAAAGCACGCGACTGTGCCACCATTTGCAACTCGCCCTGGGCCATGGCGACCGTCGATTGGCGTTGCGGCGGCGGCGGCGCGCTTTCGCCCTCGATGTGATCGTACAGCAGCACCGGCCGGTTGCTGGTGTACATGTTTTCCCACTGCTCTTGGTAGTTTGCGATCTGTTCGGCCGCGGCAATGAATGGCTGGCGCGGAACCAGGGCCATCTTCTCGGTCGCCGATGAGGTCCAGAAGTTGACCATGCGTTGCGGATCGTGGGCGTAGCGGAACAGCCCGATCAGCATGTCCATGTCTTCAAGGTTGACCTCGCGGCCCCGCACCATCACGCCTGGCAGGTGCATGGAGGGCCAATCATGGGGACCCTCCAGGATGTGCCGGTAGGAACAACGGGCGTACTTCACCTTGTAGCCCTTCACCTTCTTGGACTGGCGGCGCACGTAACCGGCATCTTCCAGCTCGTCGAAGATAGCGCCGTGCTCGTCTTCGTACATCACCAGGCGCTCGGCAACCGTCTCGGTCTCAAGGACGAACTCAACCGCCTCGCGCTCCATTGGCTCTTTCCACCAATAGTCCGTCACCCGCACATTCTCGTTGTCACCGCGCCAGTAGGATCCTTCGTTCTGCACGCGACGGCCGACTTTCGTGGCGTTCCAGTCGCCGATCGGCATGTCCGGCCAGCGTTCCTCGTATTCGTCCTTGGTCATGTCGACAGAGCGCGCTATCCACATGGCATCGCTGTGGTCTTCTTCCATCGACATCGAATCGATCAGAACCGAATAGCGGTGCTTTTCGTGCTCGATGCAAAGCTCTATGTCGAAGGGATCGTGGAAGTTCTCCTTCGTGGTGACGAAAAGCCATGAAAACCCGCCCTCAACCTGGTGTTGGCAGGCGCGGCAGTACTTGTCATGCGCCTTCGATCGATACTCGATGTCGCGAATCAGGCCCTCCATGACCTGCGACCGTGAATAGGACTTCGACGATGCCCTGTTGTCGTAGATCACGTCGTTCTTGCCGGAAAGCTGGCGGACTTGAATGCCGAACCGTGCCCGCCTGGCGGCGTTGACCACTTGCTGCGAGTACTGGGGCAGCATGTTCATGGTCAGCATCGGCCTGTTCTCGCGCCCCTCCTGCGCATAGGACGGCCATTGATCGCGATAGATGAAGTTGATGTCCTCTTTCGACGCCTCGAAAGTCGGCTGCCAGAAGATCCAGGCGGTGTTCAGACGCTTCTCGAGCTGATCGAGAATGGCGTCTTCTTCCGACAGATCCTCTTCCTTCGTGTCGATCGGCTCTTCGCTGGGGATGATCTCGCTCGAGAGATCCAGTTCGCGGCGCTTGCCGATTTGATTCGATTTGCGGGGTTCTCTAGCCACTACATCAACATCCACCTGTTCTCGCCAGCCATGCCCATGCGGGTCTCATAGGGGCTCGGCCCTTCCTCCGCAAGGCTCGGCCGATGCACCCTCTTGAGGCGATCCGAGATCTCTTCACGGAAGAACGTCGCCAGCGACAGTTCCACGGCGTCGCCATCATCGGTCGAACGATGGAGGCGCTTGCGCAGATCCATCTTGCTTTCCGCCAGGATATGCGACCCCTCAATCTTCTCCTGGTAGTGCGGCGCCACCAGATCGGCCATGAGCCTGTCGTCGGGCGGAAGCTGAATGTCAAAGCCCATCTCCGGATTGAGAAGCATCCGCAGCAGCCACTTCAACCACGTCCGCATGTTGTAGAGCTTGGGGCGGCCTGGAAGCGGCGTGAGACCCTTGCGCTGTGCGGCCTGCACCCCGACGACGCGCATGTTGGCCGCCTGCATGGCCTCGAATGCAGCTGCGCCAACACCGTTGCGATCGACGTTGATCCATGCGCCGTCTCGCACGATGCCGGCGGCTTCCTTCGCCACGTCCCTGCCGGCAGGGGTGTCGCGGCCCGGGAAGCGATGCAGCTTGCCGACCCACAGACCATGCCTCGGCGCCATCACCGTGAACGATCGAGGCCCGCCAAGAGCCACGTCGACGCCCAGGGCGGACATCTGC